AGGGTGCGCCGCCCTGAGCCGGCGCCGAGGCGCCGCCATAGGGATCGTCGACCATGCGGGAGGTGGGCGCGGCCTGCGGCGTGCCGACGGCGGGCGGCGCGGTGGGCGCGCCACCCATGATCGAGACATACTCCGCGTGATCGGGGCCGATCGCGGCCTTGATGACGTTGCGACCGCTGTCGTCGGGGTTGTCGCGGTCCTTCTCGATCCCGATCTTGGCCACGAAATCGAGGCCGTTCAGGTCGCCGAGGCTGCGGATCTTCCGCGCTGCGCAGGCGCCTTCAGACTGGTCGCCTGCCTTGATGCCGCGCGCCGATTCGAGGATCCCGCGGATCAAGGCGCGGCCGCGATTGGCGTAGGTGTCGTCACCGCGCTCGTTGACGCTCTTCCCCTTGAAGCCGATGCGCGTATAGATGCGCCGCCGGACATAGGGACCGTCGAGCACCACTGCCTCGGTGTTTAGATAGAGCGCCGTGCTCGTGCGGCTCTGGGTGAGCCAGCCCTCGGGACCGGCGCCGCCGGGGCGGATCGTCAGGGACACCTTGGCGAGCGTGTTCGCCGGGATGAGATCGAACGCGGCGTCCTGGCTGTCGGCGCCGTTGAAATCCATGTTGTCCGGCATGGGTTCAAGCTCCTTTCGCCATGGAATGGGATTGCTCGGTTGCCGTCTCGGGCAGCCGGAAATCGAGGGCGTCCGCCGACGTGGCGCCGTGGCCCGCGCGGATCTTCGCCATCAGGCGGCCGAGATGGGCCTGCTCGATCATGGCCAGCCGGCCGCTGCGATCCTTGGCGGGAAAGCCGAAGTCGTTGATCGTGGTGCACACGAAGGCGCGGAACGGGTCGCCGTCGGCGGGACGGATCTCGGCGAGCGTGATCACCTCGTCGACGATGCCCGGCAACTCGAGGCCGGTCTGCGACCCCTCGATCTGCATGGCGAAGTAGGGCTTGCCGAAATCGTCGATCTTCCGATCGAGCAGACCGACCAGCCAGATGTTCTTGTGCGGCGTGTGCTGGAGGTGGGTCAGCCAGCCGATCATCTCCTGACCGAGCAGCCCGTAGGCGCCGCGCAGGTCGAGTTTGCCGCTGCGATCGGACTGCGCCTGAGGCTGCCCCTTGCACCACTGCATGCAGATGCGGGACGCGACCGAGATGCTGTCGACGAAGACGGTCTCGTACTTGTCCAGCACGGTCGGGGCGCCGAAGGCAGCGCAGACGCGCTCGTAGTCGCGGTGGCTGTAGGACTGGTCGTCGCGCATGGCGGGGTTGGGGCCGCCGATCCAGCAGGCGAGGTCGCGGGCGCGTTCCCAATCGCGGATGCGGATCTCGTCGCCGGGCCAGCCCTGGACGGCAAGCTCGCCGGCCTCGAGATTGAGGAACAGGGTGCGCTCGGGATCGAGCGTCCAGAGCTGGCTGGTCTTGCCGATGCCGGAGATGCCGGTGAGCACCCCCTTGATGCCGCGAACCTCCTTCAAGCGCTCGTCGGCGGTGATGATCCTGAGCGGCGCAGGCGTATAGGGCGCGTTCATTTGCGCGCCTCCATCTCGCGGGCGGCGGCCGAGATCGCTGTGTCCACGCCGGCGGCGCCCTGATTGCGCGCCATCGACACCACTTCCTCCAGCGCGCAGATGGTCCGCGTGAGGTCGGAACGCTCGCGGTTCAACGGCAGCAGCGCGAAGGCGATGTCGTCGATGGTGGCCTGCTCGATCGGCACCGTGCGCGCCGGCGTGTCGGCGCGGGCCGGTACCGAGATTGTGTCGGGGATGGCGCCCAGCCAGGTCGACTCGCGCAGGCGTTTCAGAGGGGTCTTGAACATCGGGATGCTCCTTTCCGTCCTGCCCAGGGTTCGTCGCGATGAAGCTGCTGCCGGGCCCGACGCCGCCCTGGAGCTTGCGGTCGGGGTGTTTCCCGAAGGGTTTTGCATTCCCCCGAAGGCCCGGCATGAATTCGCTTGATTGCTTGCCGTCACTTACCGGCGGGCGGCCGCGACTGTCGGGGCCGGCTCGAAATACTCGGCGAGTCCGAGGTCCATGGCCGTCCGGCGGATGGCTGCAAGGTGCTGGTAGACGGTGCTCCGGTGGAGCCCCAGCTCACGCGCCGCTTCGGCGACCGAGAGGTGAGAGACGGCGATCGCGATCTGCCGCGCTGTCGGGCAGAGCCTTGCCAGGAGCTTTGCGATGTCGCCCCGCAGACCCGGCCCGTGCATCTTTGCGAGATCGTCGCTCGCGTGCAGCGCTGCGCTCTCCGGCAGCACATCGGCGAGGGTGAGGTCGCCGTCTACGTCGTCGCCGGCTCCGATCGGCATATCCAGCGACTGCATCGTGCGTTCGGCACGGCTCGCCTGCGTCGCGCTGGCGAGGCTGGCGATGCGGTTGGCGACGATACGATCGGCGAAGGTCTCGAACGACGCCTTGGTGGGGTCATAGTTCGGCGCTCGCCGGATGAGGTCGAGCCTGAGTTCCTGCTCGATATCCTCGACGTCCATCCCCGGCACGGCATTCGATCGCGCCAGCCGTGCGGAACGGACACTGATGTTACGGGAGATGCGGGAATTGGGGCTGGTAAGCTCTTGAAGCTGCTCCATGGTTTTCGCCTTCGTCCAGGTGGACGGGCACGCGGCCCGAGTACCCGGCACCGGCGAAAATTCGTCGGCGAGACGGTTGGAGCGGTATCAGCGCAAAGAAAAACCGCTGAGAACCCGGAGGCTTCAGCGGTTTGGTGGGCGAAAATTTTTTCGAAGTTTTTTCAGTCGGACTCAGCGAAATTTCGTCGGGACTGCCCCTGCTTACCCTGCCGAAGGTCGTCGGCGCTCACCACGAAACGCGCCGCGTACTCGTTGCCCTTGGTTGGGATCGGCTCTTCGGGAATCCCGAAGCCCTGGCGCAACGCCTTCGACAGCGCCTGCTTCTGTTTCTGGTGCTTTGATGTTTCTTTCGGGGTGCCCTGGTGAACCGGTAGGCGGCCATTAGCGGCGGCTAATTTCAACAGAAAATTCCACGCTTCCTTGGTTGTATATTCTTGTTTCTTGGTGTTTTTCAGGCCAAACGCTTCGGGCTCGAAGGGCCGAGTAACGCCATCGTATGTGACATTGATCCAAGCGACGGAGATGAAACGGATCGTGAGATCTTCCCATCGCGCATCGTGCGGCAGCTGCCACGCGAGGTTGGACGGACTCGTGCTGGAGGAGGCCTCGACTCGGGCACGGAGATCGGAAAACAGGGTTTCGGGCGGCTGCGCCGGTTCCAGGCTCCCTTGATCGTTCACCACGAGAAGATCGCTCAAGGCGAACAGCGTGGCGTCGGACCTTTGCAGGTTCCCGATGACGCTTGCCGGCAGCGAGGCGTTGGTGGGCGTCAGGACGAGCTTGGGGCCCGGGAGCCCGATGACGTCGTCGAAGGGAGTCGCGTCGTCCGTCGGCGCAGGACCCGGAACGGTCAAGAAGACGGGGAAACCGCGACCGGCGAAGACGTCATGCGAGCCGATCCTGAACACCTTCTGGCGTTCGAACTTGGCGGGGATGCTGAGAGCGAGAGCGGTCGCGACCGCCTTGGCCAATCCCGTCCGATCGAGACCGAGGATGGCGATGTCGTCCCGGCTGAGGTCGAGGTCCGCGCATGCTTTCGGGCTGTCGCCGCAGATCGCCCGTATGGAGCCGTCATCATGCCGGACGACCTTGCGTGGACATCCCTCGCCGCCGGGAGACGGGCAAGCGATGCTGGTGGCCAGGGTTCCGGTCGACGTCAGAAACCGAGAGACGAGGTCGAATTCGCTGCCGAGGATAGCCTGCCATTCGCGCCGGTCCGTCGCGGCGTCCGCGAGATCGTCAAGCGCTTGCCAGAACTTTGGTATCTGCATCATCTGCCGCAGCGGCCGGGATAGACCAGAAGCCGCGCGCCTTCAGCCAGCTTTCGATAACCTCGGCGTCCGACTCCCTTTCGTACCTCGCGATGTTCGCCGGGCGGATCGTCACCGACCGCTCGCGCTTGGTCCCGTCGAAGGCGAACTTGAACGTGGCGTGGGTGAACGAACCGCCGCTCAACCGCTTCTCCCAGTTGTCGCCGTAGGACTTGAAAAGATCCTCGGACTTTCGGATTTCCAGCTGCGCGATCTTGCCAGGCCAGAGCCGGCCGAACTCGACGAGACGGACCCCCGCCAGTCCCTCGATATCCTCGTGCGCCAGTGCGCCCGGCCCAGCTTCCTGCAGGGGGTCGAGCGTGTAACGCTCCGAGGGGTCGAAATAGTCCTCGCTGCCGAACAGCACCAAGCCGAATGTCTTCAAGTAGAGCTCCCGCTCGCCCTTGGTGCCGGCGTTGACCCCAATCTCGTCGGTCTTGCTGTCGTAAATTAGGACGTCGTGCACTTGTGGGCGATAGAACGCGATCCCGCTTTCGCCATCTTCCTGGTGCTTGCCTTCGCGCCGGTGGGGCATGCCATGACGAACAAGTAGCCAGACCTTCTCGCCTCTTGGAAAGGCAAACACCCGGCTGTTCCGCCCGCGGCGCTTCGCCTCGAACCAGTTGTCCATCCGGCTCTGCATAGTCTTGGCATTGGCATCCGAGATGGTGGGAAGCTCGGCGGGCTTCTTCTTGGGGCGAGATCCCGCGAAATACATGAAATTCGACCGCTTGAACGCGATCGTCTCGGCATGCTGGCGCTGCAACAACATCGGCTGAGCGAGCCAGATCTGGACGGCGACATCGGCGGCCGACGCTTCGTAATCCGTTTCGATATCAATTTTTGCGGCGTCGGCGCGATCGAGCAGTTCCTCCATCGCCTCGTGCGTGGCGGTCTCATGGACGTAGTAGAGCGCGTCGACCATGTCCTCGGGCACCGAGGCGTCCGGGTTCATCAGAATGTGCGCGATATCGTCGAGCGGCATGTCCTCGGTCGAGGCCGACGCAATATCGAGACCGCGGGCTTCAAAGTAATCCTGCCACTGCCCGAGGAATGTTTTTAGCCGTGCGGGCGAAATGTGTTTCAGGCGATCGGGACTTGTAAAAATTCTCGGATTGAAAGCAGGCATCGGATTCGATTCTCCAGCAATTACCGTCGAGTTGCAAAATTAGGCAGGCACTTCTCCCGCTACAAGAATCAAGTCTACGGGATGGTTGTCCCGCCTTCCGACAGACAGCCCAGCTTCTCGGTATGTGAGGGGGTCAGCTGGAGCTTGCCCCCAATGATACAAAGATTCGCGCGAATCCGCCGCACACCGTCGCCTCCTGATCACCCGGATCGCGTGCTCCGGAGGCGATCGACATGATCGACCCTGACGAGCGCGAGAAAGCCGCCCTCCGCCATGCCCTGAAGTTCATGGCGGAGTTGATGGGCGAGATCGGCTGGGAGAAGCGGCTCAATGAGCTGACAGCCGAGGATGCGGCGGCGCTCGCCGAATCGGCGGTCGATGGCTTCCAGGAGGCGATGCTCGCGAGCGCCGACCGGCCCGATCAGGACGTGCCGTTTTGATGGAGGCGATGCTCGACTTCAATCACCGGGAAAAGCCGCCTTCCTTCGCCGACGGCGTCAATGCGCTGATCGATCGGGCGCTGGTTGCGGAACAGGCGGCTCGCCCCCAACGGGACTACCTCGGCGGCAGCCGGCTCGGGGATCCGTGCCAGCGGCGCCTCCAGTACGAGTACGTCAAGGCGCCGAAGGACGAGGACGCCGATTTCAACGGTCAGTCGCTCCGCATCTTCGCGCTCGGACACGTGCTTGAGGATCTGGCGATCGACTGGCTGCGCCGGGCCGGCTTCGACCTGCGTACGCGCGACCGGCATGGAGAGCAGTTCGGCTTCTCGGCGGCAGGCGGACGCATCCGCGGGCATGCCGACGGTGTCGTCGTCGCCGCCCCTAACGACATGGCGGTTCCCGCACTCTGGGAGTGCAAGTCCGCCAATGCAAAGAACTGGCGCGAGATCGCGAAGCGCGGCGTGGTCAAGGCGAAGCCGGTCTATGCCGCCCAGATCGCGCTCTACCAGGCCTATCTCGGGCTTACCGAGGCCCCTGCGCTCTTCACCGCGATCAACAAGGATACATGCGAGATCTGGCATGAGCCGGTGCCGTTCGATGCGGGGCGTGCACAGGCGGCGAGCGACAAGGCGGTTTGCATCCTCCGTGCTTGCGATGCCGGCGAATTGCTACCCCGCCACACGGAAGACCCCGACCACTTCGAGTGCCGGTTCTGTGCCTGGAAGAACAGGTGCTGGCCGTGATGGAACCGCAATCGACACCGGCAGAGCCGGGAGAGGTCGGTCCCGACCTCGACATGATCGCGACCTACACCGAGGTCGTCTTCGGCTATTGCGAACATTGGGCGCCGGTCCGCGCCCTTGCCGAGAAGGGCAGCCCCGACGCGCCCCCGCATACGCCGTTCCTTGAGGCCGACGCCGACCTTGCGATCAAGATCGGGCAGCAGGCGAACTGGGCCGCTGCGGCGGGGATGGCGCTCTTCGTCGTACCCGGCACGGTCCTCGCCCCGGGCGATGCCCGGGCGGAGCATATCGTCCAGACGCAGGTCGTCCTCGTCGACCTCGATCACGGCGACATAGCGGCGAAGCGCGCGCATCTGGAACGCCACCTTGGGCCGCCTACCCTCGTGGTGGCGTCGGGCGGTATCACGCCCGAAGGCGCGCGAAAGCTTCACCTGTACTGGCGCCTGACGGAGCCGGCGGAGAGCGAGGACATCGCCGGGGTCTGCCGCGCGCGACAGATGATCGCCGCCAAGGTCGGCGGCGATCGATCCTTCAAATCCGCGCACCAGCCGATTCGCGTCGCCGGCTCCGTCTATGCGAAATCCGGCCAAAGGCGGCTCGTCGAAATCCTCCACCACAAGCCGGTCGACTACGAGTTGTCGGACTTGGTGGAGGCCATCATCGCCATGCCGCCGATGGACGGCGCCGATGATCCCGATCTCGACTTCAACGGCGCTGATGCCGCGACGGGCGCCGTGCCCGAGCTGTTCGCCCGCCCGATCCGGGAGGGCGGCGTCGACGGCACGACGCGGTTCGACGCGCTCTCCCGCGTGATCGGCTACTGGATCCGGCGATGTCGGGAGGGCCACGTCTCCCCAGCCGGGGCCTGGGAAGAAATCAAGTCGTACAATCTCGCGCGCATTGATCCGCCCTGGCCGGAGGAACGGCTCCGCAAGGAGGCGGAACGACTCTGGAAGCGCGATCTTAGCCGCAATGGCGAGATCGAGGAGGCCGACGATCCTGGCGCCGCGGACGGCGGAGACGATGGCGGGGATGGCCCCATGCCGGTGCGCTTCACCGAGGATGCGCTGGCCACGATATTCGCCGACCGTCACTCCGATCGTTGGCGCTATGTCGCGGGCTGGGGTCAGTGGCTTACCTGGACGGGATCCGTCTGGCGACGGGAAGAGACGCTCCAGGCCTTCGATCTGGCGCGACAGATCTGTCGCGAGGCGGCCGTGCAGGCCCCGTCCGGGCGCATCCGGACCAAGCTGTCGACGGCGGCGACGGTCGCAGCCGTGGAGCGGCTGTCCCGGAGCGATCGTCGGCATGCGAGCACCACGGAGATCTGGGATCGCGACCCTTGGCTCCTGAACACGGCCGATGGCGTGATCGATCTGCGCACCGGCGCCCTTGCACCCCACGATGCCGGCCTGTTCATGACCAGGATCGCCGCCGCTGCGTCGTACGGCGACTGCCCGACATGGCAGGCGTTCCTCCACACGGTCACCGGCGGGGACGCAGAACTCCAGGCCTATCTGCGGCGGGTCGCTGGCTATTGCCTGACCGGCGTCACCACCGAGCACGCGCTGTTCTTCCTCTACGGGACGGGGGCGAACGGCAAGTCGGTCTTCGCCAACACGCTGACGGCGATCATGGGTGACTACGCGACCGTCGCGGCGATGGACATGTTCATGGCGACCCACGGCGATCGCCACCCGACCGACATGGCCGGGCTTCGGGGCGCGCGGATCGTCACCTCCATCGAAACCGAGCAGGGGAGCCGCTGGGCCGAGAGCAAGCTTAAGGCCCTGACGGGCGGCGACAAGATCACCGCCCGCTTCATGCGGCAGGATTTCTTTGAGTTCATCCCGCAGTTCAAGCTCCTTGTCGTCGGCAATCACAAGCCGTCGATCCGGAACGTGGACGAGGCCATGCGCCGGCGTCTGCACATGGTGCCGTTCACGGTGACGATCCCGCCCTCGAAACGGGATCGCCGCCTGCCCGACCGGTTGTTGGCAGAGCGTGACGGCATCCTCGCCTGGGCCCTGCAGGGCTGTCTCGAATGGCAGCAGACCGGGTTGAAGCCCCCGGATGCCGTTATGGCGGCGACAGAGGATTACTTCGAGGCCGAGGACGCACTCGGTCGCTGGATCGACGAGTGCTGCCAGACGGGCGCAGCGCACTGGAGCGGCTCGAGTGCGCTCTTCGCCAGCTGGAAAGCATGGGCGGAGGCGAATGGCGAGTATGCCGGCTCGATGAAACGCTTCTCGGAGAACCTGAGCGTGCGTGGGTTCGAAAAACAGAACACCAGCAGGGCCCGGGGATTCCGCGGCCTGGCCCTGCGCGAGAGCAACGACGAGCTGTTCGAGGGGTGAGGCAGATGCCCAGAAAACCAACGGCCGTGACGGGTGTGACGGGTCATCCCCATATAAACGTCACGCGTGCGCGTACGCGCGCCCGTGAGCGGGTTACGGAGCAACCCGTCACATCCGTCACACCCGTCAGCGTCGGCGTGGTCCTCGACGGCGACGGTCTCCCCGATGCCGTCCTTGCACTCGACCTCGGTACGTCCACGGGATGGGCGATCCGCAGCGCCGACGGGTTGGTGACCAGCGGCACGGTGAGCTTCCGGCCCGGCCGCTATGACGGCGGCGGCATGCGTTACCTGCGCTTCGGCAACTGGCTGACCGAAATCGACCGGCTGAGCGGACCGCTGTCCGGGATCTGGTTCGAGGAGGTCCGCCGCCACCTCGGGACCGACGCGGCGCATGTCTATGGCGGGCTGATGGCGACGCTCACGAGCTGGGCGGAGCTGCGTGGCGTGCCCTACGAGGGCGTCCCGGTCGGCACCATCAAGCGACACGTCACGGGGCTGGGCAACGCGCCGAAGGCCTCGGTTGTCGCGGCCATCCGCGATCGAGGTTTCGCGCCCGAGAACGACAACGAGGCCGACGCGTTGGCGCTCCTGCTGTGGGCGATCGAGACGAAGGGCGGATTGCGATGAACGCGCAGGCCAACCGGGCGATCGTCAGGTGGACGCCCAGCCTGGTCGAGGCGCGGCTCTCCGAGGCCGCCTTCGTCCTGAAGCGCCTGCCCGAGCCCCGGCTCTTCGGGTACTTCAGCACCTGGCCGGAGATCCGGCACACCTTCGCCGACCAGGTCGGCCAGGAGCCGCGTCGCCTCCGGGTGCTCCCGTCTCCCCAGGCGATCAGTCGGATGGAGGAGACGCTGAGCTGGACGGTCTGCCTCGAACCCGTCGACGGCAAAATCGTCTGGATGCGCGCCTTCGGTTCGCGCTGGCGTGAGATCTGCCGGACGGTCGGGCTGCAACGGGCCTCGGCTCATCATCACTGGATCTACGGGATCTGTCGGATCTCGCATCACCTCAATCAGCAGAGGCTCAATCCGCGTCTGTCGATGCAGCAGGTCATCGACCTCGCGCGGGCCGACGATCCTGCCTTCTGAGGGGGGGCGTCGCCGGTCTGATATTTTCTGCCAGACACTTTTCGCGTCCAGCCGGTATGTGAGCGGTAGGTTCGGGAAGTGCGCCGACTGGCCGCCGCCTTCTACCTCCGAGTTCACGGGTCCTTCCTGGCGACTTCGTATGCTGGCGGGCGAGGCTCGGCATTTCGCCAGCGACAGGGCCGAATTTTTGGGAGTCCACCCGGAATCCGGATCCACCCGAACCGCGCCCAAACCCCAATAAACACTGGCCCTCTGGCCGGATTCCCTGGATGCCGCTGGATTCCTCATGGAGTCCAGCGCGGAATCCGGTGTCCGGAGTCCAGCTGGAATCCACCACTCACGGAACGCCCATCCATGACGTTGAACTTCGCGCCCGAGCGGATCGAGACCTGGCCCCTGACCAAGCTCCAGCCCTACGCGAAGAACGCGAAGGTGCACGGGGCCGACCAGGTCGCGAAGATCGCCGCCAGCATGGCCGAGTTCGGCTGGACCGTGCCCTGCCTCGTGGGCGAGGATGGGGAGCTGATCGCGGGCCACGGCCGGGTGCTGGCTGCGACGCAGCTCGGGCTGACCGAGGCGCCGGTGATCGTGCTGGGGCACCTGACCGAGGCGCAGCGGCGGGCCTATCGCATCGCGGACAACAAGCTGACCGAGGCGCCGTGGGATGAGGCGCTGCTCTCGGCCGAACTGCAGGACCTGCTGGCCGAGGACTTCGACCTGTCGCTGGTCGGTTTCTCGGACGGGGAGCTCGACAAGCTGCTGGCGCTCGATCTGGACGGGGGCGGTGACGACGGCGGGGCTGGCGCCTCCGTGCCGCCCGTGACCATCCCGGAGCCCCCGCGCAACCCGGCCTCGCGCACGGGCGATCTGTGGATCCTCGGCGATCACCGGCTGCTCTGCGGCGACGCCACCAACCATGACGATGTCCGCCGCCTGATGAATGGCGAGCGCGCGGTGCTGTTCGCGACCGACCCGCCATATCTCGTCGACTACGACGGCTCGAACCACCCGACGCGGAACAAGGATTGGAGCCAATCCTACGGCGTCACCTGGGACGACAGCTCGCAGGGCGCGGAGCTTTACGACGGCTTCATAGCCGCCGCAGTGGCCGAGGCGATCACCGAGGACGCCGCCTGGTATTGCTGGCACGCCTCGCGCCGTCAGGCGATGCTGGAAGAGTGCTGGGAAAAGGCTGGGGCTTTCGTCCATCAGCAGATCATCTGGGTGAAGGACCGGGGCGTCCTGACCCGCTCGCACTATCTGTGGAAGCACGAGCCCTGCTTCATGGGCTGGCGCCGGCCGAACCGCCCGCCGAAGGTGGCCGAGGAAACGCTGCCCTCGACCTGGGAGATGCCGTCCTTCGCCAAGGACGAGCGCCCCGACCACCCGACGCCGAAACCGCTCGACGCCTTCGGGATCCCCATGCGCCAGCACGTCGCGCGTGGCGGTCTCTGCTACGAGCCGTTCTCGGGCTCCGGCTCGCAGATCATGGCGGGCGAAGCGAATGGCCGGCGCGTCTACGCGATGGAGATCAGCCCGGCTTATGTCGATGTCGCCGTGGAGCGCTGGCAGGCCGAGACGGGAAAGACAGCGACCCTGGATGGCGACGGCAGGACCTTCGCCGAGGTGAAGGCAGAACGACTGGGCGAGACCTCGAAAGACAAGGACGTGGCATGAAACAAAGCCGCCTCATGTCGATGGTTGAGGCCGTAGCCAACGTGATCGTCGGCTACGTTCTGGCCATCGCCACGCAGATCGTGGTGTTCCCATGGTTCGGGATCGAGACGGGGCTCACGGAGCATCTGACCATCGGTCTCGCATTTGTTTGCGTTTCGCTGGTGCGTGGCTACCTCTTGCGGCGGCTGTTCGAGGCGATCCGGGTG